CGCAACGGTTCAAAGGATCCGCACGCTTACTACTTACCTTGACGGTGCTGAAGCTGCTGATCCAAACGCTTACTGGGGACCAGATGAATGGGTCGTTGAGCAAAAAAGCAGCGAAAACAAGCTAGCAGTATCTTTTCAGCTAGCGATTCCATTCGACTTAGAAGGACGTGCATTGCCTGGCCGTAGGCTGTTACGTGAACAGTGTCAGTGGAAGTACAGGAGCAATATCGGTTGTCATTACAGTGGGAGCAATTTTTTTAATGCTAATGATCAAATTGTTGCCAGTCTTAGCAATGATGTTTGCGGCAAAAGACTTGATAGCTGCAGATTGAGGTTTGGGAGAGTTGAGGTTATAAGGGCTTTCACCTCAGGTATCTTAGATCTGGAATATACCAACATCGCGGCAGGTAGCGTTGTGATTGTTGGCAATTACCAAGAGACTACAGACTTTACAGTTAATTCAACAACTGGCATCGTTACCTCTGTGACAATTGCTGACGGCGTGGTCTTAAGAATTAGATTTAGTCCAACAGTTCAAGGCGACCGCTTGCCATTCGGCGGTTTTCCTGGTCTTACAGACGCAATGGGCTAAACAATGCTTTCTCAATACACCAATCCGATTACAGGCGAACAGCAAGCAAGCATTCGCGCTTATGCAGAAGCCGCTCATCCCGTTGAGGCTTGTGGCTTTGTGCTTGCTGATGGAACGGTGGTGGAATGTACCAACACTTCGACGCAGCCTGACACGTTCGTTATTAGTGCAGAAGAGACAGCCTTGTACTTGGATGATGCGGTTGCTTCATGGCATAGCCACGCGGATTACGCAGGCATGAGCTTTGCAGACATTAATGCCTCTAAAGCCTTGAATCTGCCCTATGTAGTTTTTAACTGTGCCAGCACAGAGTTTTATTACTTTGACCCGCGTCAGTCAGCAGGCTTGGTGGGGCGTCCGTGGATGTATGGCGGTTATGACTGCTATTCAGCGGTTCGTGATTGGTACGCGCAAGAGATGGGCGTTCAGATGGCTGATTACGAGCGTCTGTACGAGGGCGAATGGGCGCAACGTGGCTTCACGCATTTCGAGGACAACTTTGCATCTGAGGGCTTTTCCAAGATCCCTAGGACAGTTGACCTGGAGCGCGGAGATGTATTGCTATTTCGGATCAGAAATGACCACACCTGCAACCACGTTGCTGTGATTGAGGACGTAGAGGCCAATCAGATTTATCAACACTTGGTTGACCGAGACTCAGCGATAATGGCTTACAGCGGCTATTTCCGCGATAATACGTTTATGGTTCTGAGGCGCGACGGCTAATGGTCACCATCCGGTTGTTAGGTGAAGCTGGTCGTCGTTACGGACGTAGGTTTCAGCTTGCTGTGAAGACACCTGCTGAGGCTTTAAGGGCATTGTGTTTGCAGATCCCTGGTCTTAGGCAGTATCTGCTGGAATCAGGCGATAAGGGGATCAGCTGGCGCGTTGTGACTGATCACGCGGAAGGGCTTGATGAGGATCAGATGTTGTGGCCACTGAGCAAAAGGCTGGTGCTGGCTCCATTGCCTGCTGGTCGCGGTGGAGTGGGCAAGATTATCGCTGGTGTGGCGTTGGTTGCGCTTGCGGTATTTGTGTTACCTGGAGCGGCTATTGGCCTTTTCGGTTTGGGTCAAATTGGTCTAGGTGCATTGGCTGCTCCTGTTGGCGCAATCGGCGCTTCACTGATCTTTGGTGGCGTAGCGGACCTATTAACGCCAACGCCCAAGATGCCCAATGTCAAAGGCGGTGGCTTAGGTGGCGGATCGAGTTCAACATCAGGTCGTGACAGGGACGAGCAACTGAACAGCTTTGCTTTTGATAAGTCGAACGCGAATACAGTGCAGGGGGACGTGGTTCCTGTTCTTTACGGTGAGCGCATCATTGGCGCGTTGCCAGTTCTGAGCTTTGGCCTTGAATTGCAGAATTACTTGTGATGGACGATCAAACCCAAGTGAACGATCTAGAGGTCAGCGGTGCTGGTGGTGGTGGTGGCGGAAGGAAACAAACCGTCAACCAAACCGTCAATCAAACGGTTGTTGTTCAGAATCCATCAAGACAGCCAGTAGTTGCAGCTAATAACTTATTTTCAGTTGCTTTTGCAAAAACAGTTTATGCAACAAGCGAAGGTGTACTTGAAGGTTTTCCTAATGGCATCAACAAGGACGTTTACCTTGACGGCGTTCCAATTCAAAACCCAGATGGAACGAACAACTTCGATGGTTTTACTCTTGACTCAAGGCTAGGCGAAGACGAAACACAAACGCCTATCAATGGGTTTAGTACAACTGAAAACACTGTTGGCGTCAATGTAAACGTCACGCAGGCTTCTGGTGCGATTACAAGAGCAATTACAGATACGGACACCGAACGTTGCCGGGTGATCATTGCTTTCCCTGCTTTGCAAGCTCAAAACCAAAGCAACGGAGACGTTTCTGGCACAAGCGTCAGCTTTAGGATTGAAGTCAATTCAAATGGCGGCAGTTACACAACTATCTCCTCGCCAACTATTAGCGGGAAATCAAACAGCGAATTTCAACGCGCTTATGAGTTCAACTTGCCTGGAACTGGCCCTTGGAATGTACGACTCACAAGACTGACCGCTGACAACAGCAACAACAGTTTTATCCAAGACACAATTAATTGGCAGAGTTTTGTCGAAATTATTGATGAAAAATTTGCTTATCCGAATACCGGCCTTGTCGCGTTAAAGGTTGACGCGAGGCAGTTCAACACGATCCCTGACGTTTCAGTAAAGCTTCGCGGTAAGCGTGTCCAGGTTCCTACCAACTATGACGCTGCAACTCGTACTTATACGGGTTTGTGGGACGGAACGTTCCAGATGGCATGGACTGATAATCCTGCTTGGATCTTCCGTGACATCGTTCTAAACGAACGCTTTGGCGTCAAACGCTACATCAATTCTATTGCAATTGATCCCTGGTATCTTTACACCGTTTCTCAGTATTGTGATGAGCTAGTACCATCTGGCAGCGGTGGTACGGAGCCTCGTTTTACTTGTAACGTCTACTTACAGAACCCAGGTTCAGTTTATCAAGTGCTTAATTCGCTTGCCTCTTGCTTTAGAGGTTTGCTTTATTACAGCGAAGGAGAACTGTATTTAACGCAGGACCGGGAGCAAGACGTAGTTCAGCAATTTAGCGAAGCCAACGTCATTCAAGACGTAGCAGAAAACGGAGAAGTTCAATCGCCATGTTTCAGCTATGCGGGTTCAGCTAGAGCCGCACGTAAGACCGTGGTTTTAGCAAACTGGGACGATCCCACTCAGGTTTATTCAAGCGTCACAGAGTATCAGCAAGATGATGAGTTGCTAGATAAGTTTGGGTATAACCCTGTTGATCTTCGATTGATTGGTGTCACATCTCGTGGTCAAGCTTTACGAGCTGCCAAGCATACGCTTTTTAGTGACAGGTATGAAACCGAAAAGGTTAGTTTTCGTATTGGAGCGGAAGGTATTGCTGCTGGCGTTGGTGAAATCATCAAGATTGCCGACCCATTAAAGCAAGGTCAACGCTTAGGCGGTCGCATCGTAGCTGTTAACGGCAATTTTATTACTGTTGATGCAGTGCTGACATTGGCCGCTGGAACGGCTTACACGCTGACTGTTGTGATCCCTGGAGGAGATACGGTTACAAATCCCGACAACTCAATCAAGGTAAATCCAGAGTTGAAGGTGTTAAATGTTGTCGTCCCTGCTGTTAGCGAATCGACGAATGTCATTGAAGTCGATTCAGCTGTAGCAACGCAAAGTGGTGCTTTATGGGTTCTTGAGTGGACATCAATGAAGGCCGCAACTTATCGGATTATTTCGATTTCAGAAGTTGAGTCTTTGATTTATCAGGTTGAAGCCATTCAATATAACAGCAGCAAATATGGTTACATTGACAATGACTTGCCGGTTGCGATACCAAAGGATCGCTTTACTCTTCAACCTGTAGGCGTACCAACTAACGTTTCAGGCGTTCTTCAATACTCAAATGGTCAAACATCAATTCAAGCTTCATGGCGTGCTCCGCAAGTAAACAATTCAGTTGATCTTTTAGTACGAGGTTACAGGTATCAATGGCGAAAAGTTAACGATACAGAATGGTCAGATTTTGTTCAAGTGCAAGCAACAACCGTTGAAATTCCTCTTTCAGTACACACGTTTGGTAATACTTATCAAGTTCGAGTTGCTGCAATAAATCGTTTAGGTAGCCAGTCTGATTGGGTTGTTTATGACGTTGACGCTTTCCCTGCTATTCCAGATTTGAGCGATGCCGCTTTTGAGGCAACTGTTACACACGCCAACCAGCCAGATGGCACCCAGTTGATCATTGTCGATTCTGGAGCGTGTCCAATTCTGCCTCGAATCAATGGTTTTAAGTGTTGGGTTAAGCCTCGTGTTCTTGGGAAAAAAGCTGATGGCAGTCCTCAGTCCGGTGAAATTCCTGGAGTTAAGCCCCCTGGGGATGATGGCTGGTATTTCTTAGCTGATATTCCGCTAACTGGCTATTACACCGTTGCGTTCCATGCTCCAGACACTTATGACGTTCGCGTCAATTTTACCAGTGCAATTTTTGGGGAAGAACCAACTGATTACATTTACGACGTTGTAGCGCGTGATGAGATTGCGCCACCAACTCCTAGTAACTTTAGTGTTGTTGAGAACCAAAATAGTAGTGGCAAGCGTTTTAGTTGGCAGTTGCCCACGACAGATTATGGCAGTTGGGATCAGGGGCTTGTCGCTGACATTGTGAGCTATGAGGTCAAATACAAGAAAGGAACGCTGGCACTAAACAGTGTTGCGTTTGAAATTGCAACTGATCTTGTCACCGTCAAAACGGCAACTGTTACCGGCACTAGGACCAACCAGCACTTGTTGAGTGTTGGCGATGAGATTGTATTTGCCGCATCTTCTGGGTCGTTGCCTACTGGCGTTGTTTCTGGAACGACGTATTACGTTGCAAGCGATGGTTTCACAAGTACAACATTCAAGATTAGTGCAACAAGTGGCGGCGCTGCAATTAACTTTACCGGTACTGCTACTGGAACTTATAACGTTTCGGCCCCAGCAGATCTAAAGACGCGACTAGATGTCACCGCCAGCTGGGGCGCTGGCATTGAGCTTGCTTCTGGCGGTTTGCCTGCACAACAGCAATGGTTTGAGACGAGTTTGTTTGATGTTGATACGTTTGTAGTGATGGTTAAGTCTGTTGATGCAACGCAATGGCGTGCAGACCTTCCGGCTTACGTTCTTGTCAATATTGGCGCTCCACCAATTAGCAATGCAGTGCATTCAATTGATGCGAGCCTGCCTTCAAATACGTGGCCCGGAGATCGTAGAAACTGCTCTGTTGTTGGCGGAGGTTTAGTCCAAACAGATGCAACGCTTGACAGCTACTTCACTTGGAATTTTGACAACAACAATAATACTGAAAGTGCTTTGCTATTTTCTACAACATCAACAGCAACTTATTCACACTCACTGGTAGCTTTGACAGGCGATGCAATTGAGATAACGCAAGAGGACGACTTTAACGTTCTCTTAGAAGACAAACCCCTTGTCATAGATGTTGCAAACAATAGCTTTTCAATTCAAAAGAACGGGGTTACCGTTGATCATGATTTAAAGCTTGACGACACTGTGGAGTTTGTTGCTGTTTCTGGTTCGTTGCCAACAGGCATATCGGCAAGCACTGTTTATCACGTTGTTTCTACTGACTTGACGCTTACAGCTTTCCGAGTTGCTTCCAGCCAAGGGGGCACGGCAATCACCTTAAGCGGGTCGGCTTCTGGAACTTATGCGGCTCGCGGGTTTAAACTATTAGCCGAACAGCGGTATTACACGCCAACAGAGTTAGTAAAAGGCGGCGTTGTTCATCCTTACGCGCCGTATGAGAAGCTGCTTGGCGACGTGTACCGGGTCGAGACGCGCTTCAAAAGTCCTGACGGTGGAACGACTGCGGGCACTATCACGGCATTAACGGCTCAGTTGGATTATCCAGATGTGATTGAAAAGCAAAACGATGTTTCAATTGCGGCTGCTGGAACGGTTGTGGCATTGACCAAGACGTTTCGAGCGGTTTCAAGCGTTTCGATTACAGCTCTTCAGACAAATGGAAGCACTGCTGTTACGGCTGTCGTTACGGCTAAAAACACCACCAGCTCGGTTACTATTAAGTGTCTGGACTCCAGCGGGACCGGGGTCACTGGCCTCGTTGACATCACAGTAATTGGTTACTAATGGCTGACGCACGCATCTCCCAGTTACCAGCCGCAACGACGGTTGAAAGCCAGGACATTGTTCCGTTCACAAGTATTAGCGCAAGTGAAACGCGCAAGATCACTGCGAATAATTTGGCGATTGTTTTGACCCGGTTGGGTCTGACGGTTGGAACGTCTGTGCCAGCGACTCCATATAACGGTCAACTTTGGGTTGATACAAGTACCAACCCGCCGGTCTTGAAGGTCTACAACGGCGCATCTTTTGCGGTTGTCAGTTTTCTGCCTGGATCGTCAGTTGCTACAAGCCCAAGCGGTACTGCACCTTCAAGTCCAGTATTGGGGCAATTATGGCTTGATACATCTCAAACGCCGGATGAATTAAAGGTCTATGACGGCGCTAACTTTGTTCGTGTTGATCCCTTAGGAATTACTGATACTGCGGCAGCGGCTAAGTATTTACAGATCACCACTGCTGCAAGTACATATTTAGCGTTAGCTGGTGGGACGTTGACGGGCGACCTGACACTGACAGGCAATCCCACAACAACCAATATGGCCAGTAACAAGGGCTATGTTGACGCCCAAATTGCTGCGATCCCTGCTGCTACTGACCTGACACCTGCTGGAACGGTTATTTACACGGCAAGATCTACTGCTCCGACTGGTTACATCGAGGCAAATGGTCTTGCGATTAGTCGGTCAACATTTTCAGTGTTGTTTGCAGCGATTGGGACACAGTACGGCGTTGGTAATGGGTCTACCACGTTTAACGTGCCTGATTTACGTGGTGAATTTATCCGTGGCTGGAGCAATGGCCACACGGTTGATCCCGGTCGAACGCTAGGGAGCAGTCAACTAAGCCAAAACAAGTCGCATAGTCATGGTGGATCTGTTACGGGCTCTGGAGCGCATGGCCACAATTACGACAGAAGTGCTGCGGGAGCTGGTACGGAGGGAGGAGACCAAGGCGTTCATGATTTCAACACCCCTACGGCAGTTACTGGAAACGGAGCACACACTCATGGACTTTCTATTAGTGTCGACGGTGGAACAGAATCACGGCCTAGAAACATTGCCTTGCTGGCCTGTATCAAGAAATAACAGTCTGTTCGCTAAAGTAAAAGAAGCTAGTATGGACCGAGTGAGGATCGCTGATGTCTGTCTCTCCAGGCACCTATAATTTCACGCTTCAACGGCGAGCAGATTACTCACTTGTCTTGCAGCTAAAGGACGGAAACGACGCAGCCATTGACCTGACAGGTGCAACAGTTGAAGCGCAAGCTTGGAACAAGCAGCGAAGCACGAAATACGCTGATTTTGCGGTTGCTTATCCCAACCGTGCGAACGGTGAGGTGACCGTTTCGTTAACCGACGTTCAGACGGCTGCATTGCCTGACGTTGCTTATTATGACGTTTTAGTAACGAGTTCTGGTGGTCTTAAGGACTACTACTTAGAAGGTCAAATCACTGCTTCAGAGGGGTACACGGCATGACATCGGTAAA